TTTTTCAAGCAGAAGACGGCATACGAGATCTAGTACGGTCTCGTGGGCTCGGAGATGTGTATAAGAGACAGGCGATGATGTTTTTATGCAGGAAGTGGATAAACGGCGAAAGAGCGATAAAACGATTATGAGGCTACGAGCCAGGGTTTGGAAAGCACTATTTCACAATCTGGAAAAATCACCATCAAAGATCAGGACTGCGTTGGAAGCGTTGGGGGATTTGAAACCGATGGCAGTTCAGAATGTTTTGCAGGTTTACGAACGGTTAGAAGCCGATGAAGTTGATAACAGGTTAGAAAAAATCTACCAAGCGAGACAACGGGAATATGAAAACACCGATTGATGAGAAACGATTGTTATTAGCTGAATACGAAATGAATGCTTATAAGTATTTCATTCCTAACGGCGCAGTCGAGCAATATATCCGAGCGGTTGGAGATATGTTGGACAAGCGGATATTTCTATTTAGTGCTGCCAATGCAGTCGGTAAAACATCAGGCGTAATCAATATTCTGGCAAATATTATCTTCGAGAACAAAAATAAATACTTCAAATATCCCAGGTTTGAAAGCTGGGACTTACCGAAAAGATTCTGGTATATATCCGAACATACAACCTTGAAAGAAACGGTTGCCACTGAATTAGAAAAGTGGCTGCCATTTGGCAGGTACACACTTACCAAGAGCCAGGGATATCCTGTGAGTTTGACAAGCGATACTGGCTGGACTGGCGAGTTTAAACGATACGACCAGGAAGCGGCAAAGTTTGAGAGCGCCACGCTGGGTATAATTATATTTGACGAACCGTCACCAGAAGCGATTTACAACGCCTGTATCTCACGGCTGCGATTAGGCGGCATTATTTTGATGCCAATGACGCCACTGTTTAAAGCCGCATTTGTTAAAGATAAGATCGTTGACGGCAATCCTCATGCCTATGTTCAATATGCAGATATGGAAGAAAACTGCAAGGAACATGGCCGTCGCGGTATTTTGGAACATGAGACTATCGAGTTTATGGCTGACCAGATGGAGGAGGAGGAAAAGGAAGCCAGGTTGCATGGCAAGTTTATGTTTCTGGCGGGTCTTGTGTTCAAAGAATTTAACAGGGCGGTTCACGTTATTTCCGTGGATCAGATCGAGCGGATATGGATACCATCGGTATATGGAAAGTTTGAGGATTGGCCAAAAGTGATGGTGATAGACCCGCATGATCGCAGGGCTGATGCAATTGTATGGGCAGCGTTGACACCTGATGGAAGCTGGATCGTGTTCGATGAGTATCCTGACCAGGATTTTTATTTGATTAAGTCTCGGACCGACAACATCAATCAAACACTGGAGAAGTGTCGAAGTAAAGAGGCTGGCAGGACGCAGAAGGAATGGAAGGCGCTGGCAGGGACCGAACCGCTAAAGATTATGCGGCGCATAATGGATAGGCGCAAGGGAGCGCAAAACGTTTCCGATGCTGGATTGACCTTGAAAGATTTGTACGTTACTCGAAGCAAAGAAATGGGCTGGCCGCAGTCGATTGAAACGAGCTATGATGATCACAATAAACTGGATCACAAACAGATACATGACGCTTTAAGATACGAGCAAACCGAACAGGGATTGACAGTAAGACCAAAGCTGTATGTTTTAAGAGATTGCAGGAATACAATCTATTGTTTTGAACATTACAGTTGGGACGATTGGAGCGGAAAGACAGCAGATAAGCGGGGATTGAAAGAGCAGGTTAAGGATAAATACAAGGATTATATCGATGATGTTCGCTATTTGCTTGGCGAAAATATTAAGTACGAGCGTGTGATAAGCAGGGAAGTTGACGGCAGGGATCGGTTTAGAAATACGGAACAAAGAGGATGGATGGCGGCATGACGTATATTTACGCCTGGAAAAACAATGAAAAACGAGCGCAGCTATTTGGAAGAAAATTGGAAGTGTTGAGACGAACCAAGAAAATGAATAGCTGTATTGTCAGGTTTATAGACAACGGGCAAAAAGAAGTAATAAGCAGAAGCGAATTGAGAAAGTTGGCGTTATGACAAAAGCAGATAGATTGATCGAGAGCAGGGAACTGTTTGAAAAGACAGTCGATTATTACGATAACGAAAAGTTCGGATTTGATGTGAGCATATCGGAACGGCTGAAAGAGAATCTGGACTTTTATACTGGAGTTGGGCAATGGCCTGAGGATGTGAAGCAGGAATTAAGAGCCAGGTATAAACCAGCGCTGGTGATCAATCGAGTAGCGCCAGCGATCAATCAAGTGAGCGGATATGAAAGGCAAAACAGAACCGAAATCAAACCATTTGCTTTTGAGACTTCGGACAGCAACCAGGCGTTTGTAATGGAGTACGTGTTGAAACACGTGCACCGAAGTTTCGATGCTGCTTTCAATAACTCGCAGGGATTCTTAAAGGGGATTGTTACCAGCGAGGCACATTGGGAATATAGTATCGATATTGGCGACGATGGATTGCCAGAGATCGCCAGGGAACTTCTTCCCACTGGATCGGTGAAGTGGGACCCGCTTTCAAAACGATATGACCACGCCGATGCAAGGTTCTGTTTTCAAGATAGCTGGATGGCAGAAGACGAACTGCTGCAACTCCGACCGACTTTAAAAGATAAAGAGCTGGAATACGAGCAAAAAACGGACGGCGTAATAACGGCTGCCAATGACTATAAGTGGAGGGAGAGCCGTTATTTTTATGATGATTACACCAAAAAAGTACGCTTGATCCGCTCATGGAAAAAGCGATGGGAAAAAGAATATGTTGTTACTGACCGAGAAAACCCTGCCGAGATTCAGATATTAGACCAAAAACAGATCAAAGAAATAGATATCGAGAACCCGACATTTACTATCCGACCGAGAATGAGGTCTAAAATATCATACCAAATGTTTTCAGGCGATGAGGAACTGGCTTATGATGAAGTGGTTTCGACATCGATCATTCCGATAATTTCCTTCTACTGTTTCTACATCGAAGGCGTTTACTTTTCGCTGGTCGATCTGGCGAAAGACCGACAGCGACAGGTGAACAAAGCGGATAGCGTAATGTCTGACTATCTCTCAAGGCTGCCAAAGTTATCCGTAATGGCAGAGGAACGAGCTTTCAGAACTCCCGAAGATGCCAGAAAATTCAATGGCGCTGATGTGGGCGATTCCATGGTGTTTGCAGATGGCGCATTGAGTAATGGTAGCGTACAGTTTCCATCTATTCCAGGGCTGAATATAATTTCTTACTACACTCAGCTGAAGGAATCGCAGAAAACAGAGATGAAAGACATTATGGGTGTGTCTGATACGATGCAGGGAATCAAACCAAAAGGAGCTCAAAGCGGCGTGGCGTTCGACATTCTCCGACAGCAAGGACTGACAGTGACCGAACCGATCTATGACAACTATAACGCCACTAAACGGATGATGGGCAAGCTGGAAATCGAGTTGATCCAAAAACACTACCCGCCTGAAAAGATTGAACGGATAATGGGCGGACTGGCGAATATGTATCGAGATGACAAGTTGCAGAATATCTGGGAACAAGCCAGGGACGATGAGGAGGCAAGAAGAAAGTTGGTTGATGTGTTGATGACCACAAAGTACGATTGCATGATGGATGAAGGATTTAATACAACAACTATTCGTCAGTCCAACCAGATACAGTTTAACCAGCTTATGCAGTCTGGCTTTCCAGTTCCGCCAGATATTATTATCGAGCATTCTGATATTAGTCAGGATCAAAAAGACCAGTGGAAGGCTTTTATTCAACAGCAGCAACAAATGGGAACGGAAGGATTGCAGTAATGCCAAAAGAACTTGAAAAAAAATTGAAACAGGAAGCTAAGAAGAAGTTTCCAGGGGATAAAAAAAAGCAAGACCGATATGTTTATGGTGCTTTGCGGAAAACAGGATGGAAACCAAAAAAGAAATGAGGTGATTGTGATGAATGAGGATTATGAAAAAGAGCGAGCGAGGAGAGAGAGGGAAAACGCAGATAGATGGGAAAGAGAGCGATCAGAAAAAAGTAGAAAGGCAGAGGAAGATAGAAAAAAAGAAGAAGAAAAACGAAAGAAAAAATAACCAGGGTGCTGTGCTTAACTAATTAACTAAATAAAGCACATCTTCCAACAAGTATTGTTTTAAAGTAGCGCCCTGGTTTTAATTATAAAAAGCGGGGAGCTTTTGTACAGTCTGAAAACAGGTAGCTGTGCAGAGTCCGCAGGGAGAAAGTCATGGAAACAGAAGAAACATTGAACAAAGAACCAGTATCCGAACAAGAGAAAGAAGCGGGTAGTGCTGAACAAACTGAACAATTGGTTGACGATCAATCGCAGGTTGACTACAAAGCCCTCTACGAACAATCAGAAGAAAGAAGTAAAAACCTTGAATCTGTGTTAGGTAGGCAGGGGAATGAGTTAGGCGAATTGCGGGAGTTGATCAAAAAGAGTCAAAGCGCTGGCGATGTTCCAGCGGATATCGATCCGAATCAATTTTTTGATGAGGAAACCTTGAAAGTAATCGATAAGATTGCTGAAAACAAAGCTCAACGGATATATGAGAGCAAGACAAAGGAAGCAGAAGAAAGAAATCTGAAAGCGGATTTTGAGGCTGTGGTGAATGAATACGAAATTACGGACGAGAACCTACCAGATTTGGCTTATTATGCTTCCAGTAAAGGATTGCCATTGAAGAAAGCAGCCGAAGAGCTTGCTAAAAAGCAAATATTAAACAAAAGAACCAAGCCGAGAACTCAGAATATTTCTGGCGCAGCTCCGACAGGAGCGCCGAGAGTTGCGACAAGCGCAGGAGTTAGTATTGATCCAGGCAAAATATCGCAGGATCAGTATAACAAACTAACTCCTGAACAGCGAGAAGCGTATTTGAGGAAGTACGGCGGATAACGCGGAGATTTTGAAATGGCAGAAACAACAGTAAGCGCCAGCACAGCAGCAGAAGTTCCCCAAGCGCAAATATGGCAGAAGGAACTATGCAGGCAAGCCCAGGATGAAATGTGGTGGACAAAGTGGACTGGCGAAGGTATTAACAATATCATTCAACTCAAAAAAGATTTTGTCAAGCAAAAGGGCGATGCGATCAATTTTGGGTTAATGACCGATTTGTCCCAGGCTATTCACGATGATGGATGGGTCGAGGGAAACGAAGAAGGAATGACTACGTATTATGATTCAGTGGTATTGGATCAAATGCGAAATGGCGTTCGCCTGAATGGTCGATTGACCGAACAAAGGGCCAGTTATTCTATGCGAAAAGAGGCCCAGCAGTCACTATCTTATTGGGCAGTAACGCAGCAAGAAACCTTGATTTTCAAAAAATTCAGCGGCACGACCTACCAGGCCTATCCAGGCACGGCAAGCGGAACGCTGGGTTCATTGGAAACAGCTTTCACGGCGGCAGTTGCAAATACCAATATTATTTATGGCGGATCTGCGACAGCGACCACGGAAATAGAGGAATCAGATGTGTTTACCCTGGATAAAATTGTCGATGCAAAAACATGCGCTCAGACAGGCGTGTTTGGGGCTGATACAAAGTATCGTATCAGACCGATTCGATACCAGGGCGCTGATCATTATGTCGCCGTGATTCACCCCTACCAAAAGGCTGATTTAAAGAAATCGGCTGATTATAAAACCATGATGCGAGAAGCGGAAGTAAGGGGGAAAGAAAACCCGCTGTTCTCTGGCGCTGATTTTTATTATGATGGCGTATGGATTTATTCTCACCGATTGGTGCAGGCAGCCACGGACTGGGGTGCGGACAGTAATGTTAGTGGCGCAACTGGTTTATTCCTTGGCGCCCAGGCTGGTTTGATGGCAATTGCCCAGGAAGGCTGGGACTGGGTCGAAGAAAAATTCGATTACGGCAACAAATGGGGAGTTGCATCGCAACGCATATTTGGATTTGATAAGGCGATGTTTAATAGCATCGACTTTGCAGTGGTGGCAATCAAAACCGCTGCCAAGAATCCGCAACTTTAAAAGTCTCATGTTGTTTTTCTCCTTAAATAACGACCTTGCCGTTTTAGTGGATTGAAACGGCAAGGTTTAATTCCAAAACACGGAGTTGTAAAAATGAAAAGATTAATTTTTTTAGCTATCGCATTGTTGATGGTTAGTCAATTATGGGCTGGCGATGTGTATGATGAAACGGTGAAGCGCCGTGAAACAAAGACCCGTGTGATTTATTATGGCACGGTGACGTTCGCTGCAGCCGATCTTACCGATTCTCACTGGACACAGTTTTTTCAAATCGATGATTGCAACGCAAGCGGTAAAGACGGACTTTACCCGACCATCGGAGCGGTTTGTAGTAATGTAGCTGGCACAGAAGACGTAAATGTGATTGCGCATTATTCTATGAATATGGATACATCGATTGTGTCATCGCTTAATAGTGGCGTTGTTATCGACCAGGTTGTTACTACAATGCTAATTGATACGCTGAACTATTATGCTGGGGCGGCAGATGCCTATTTTCAGGGCGCAAGATGGATGCGACTTGTATTTGATGGACAAACGGGTAATCCTGCGACTACTGTCTCGTGGTGGGTTTCGCTGGCAAAGAATGATCCGAACGCTGGCGCAGAAAAGCAAGTGTTGGATCACAAGGCTGGCGCAGGAATATTGGCACTGTTACTTATTTTAGGTGGATTTTATTTCAAGAAACGAAGATCGACATAGCAACCTCCTAACCAGTAAACCGCTCTGAATATCGGGGCGGTTTACTTTATTTGAAAGGAAAAAGCAATGAAGTTGATTGAATATACTGGAATTCACGAGAAAAAGACAATACAGACCATTAATGGCAAGATTGTGTTTGAGGCTTCCGATAAAGATGAGCGGAAGATTGCACCCGTTGATGATGAGACGGCAAAAAATCTTCTGCGGTTTCGTGAGTTCAAAGAGGCTGATGTTGACGCCGATACTGCGAAAGACATATTGACTCGAAAAGAGTTAGGCACTGTCATTGGAAGAAATCAGGCAAAGGACTTGTTTGATGAGAAGCCAGAAATCGAACAGGCAATTGAGAAGCCCGAAATCGAACAGGCAATTGAGAAGCCCGAAATCGAACAGGCAATTGAGAAGGATCGAGAGCGGATCAACCGTAAGGCGAAAAAAAGATGAACATCAAAAAGTTAATCGAGAATTTCAGGGATGACCTGGGATTAGACGATGAGGACGCTCCGACTAATCAAGTAATCCGTTGGATCAATCGAGCAGGGGAATGGTTGACGGACCTTGACGCTTACGGAATCGAGCGGAGATATTCGATAGCCCAGGTTGCTAACCAGTTTACGTATAGCCTACCTGCTGACTTTTATGATCGGAAACTGCTACTCATCGATAATGATGACAGGACAAAGGATACTGATGTCAACGAGATACTGGCCAGCAAGATCGGGTTTCCAGGTAAAGGCGAGGCTTATATGTCTGGTATATGGGAGGGCAAGCTGTTGATTCATGGAACGCCAGGGAGCGGAGCGGTTACAACGACTTTATCGGGCGACATCAGTTCGAACGCAACATCGATTACAGTAGTCACTCCATCGGGAGGCGTACAGGGACGCGGCTGTGTCAAGATCGATAATGAGAACATTTACTATGAGAACGCTGCCGCCAGTGGAGCTAATACAATATTATCGGTATTGACCAGGGGCGTTGAAGATACGGCATCAGCAGCGCATTTGGACGGCGCTACAGTGACCTGGCACGGTATCGAGTTGTTTTACTATGCCAGGTATCGGGACATGCTGAATGCGCCAGAAACGGGACGGGCCGACATTGGCACGGGTGGAACATTGCTTGACGCGGGCAGACATTATTTGATGACAACTTTTTACGACAATGTGCGGGGATTGGAAAGCTATCCCCACGATCTATTTTCGATTACAACGGCGGCAACAGAAAAAATATCGCTGACTAACCTGGTTGATGCGGCAGATCTGAAAACGTATCAAAAAAGAATATATATGACAAAGGCGGACTACTCGCAGCCGTTTTACCAGGTGACAGCGCTGGATTCTGGAACAAACAGTTATAACATCGATATTGCGGACGCTACGCTGGAATTGAACGCTGCGTTTGACTGGGATAACGTGGGCGGCGATAATCTTTCTGATGAATTCAGGGGAGCGGTTGAAGAAAAGGTGAAGGCACTATATTTAAGAAGATCAAAACGATACAGCGAGGCTGGCGAATGCGAAGCGCTGGCAGCGCAAAAGTTTTTGGCAGCTAAAAAAGTAGTACAGTCACGGCGATCAGCAGTGGCAATGTCGAGAAAACCTGATATTTGGATAGGGAGATGATAATTCAACTTCCAGTAAAAGAAAAGCACGTTTGTAAGTGTTTAAAGCAAGGTGATTTTCACACAAGGGTGTTGGAAACAAAGGAACAAAAAGACAACCTGCAAAGAAGAATAAATGAAGCTGATAAATAAAATATTGGACTATTCTCCGTTGATATTGTTAGGCCTGATACTAAGGTTTGCAGTAATCGCAATTGTCTGGTTGTTTTAAATGGACCAATACGGAAGATTGCTGTTACTTTGCAAGATAATAATTGACCAGGCAAAGATGGGAGAAAATTATTTGATCCTGTTTTTAAAGCGGGATCGGTGGGATGAATTTAAAAAGTTGGTTAAGGAGTTAAGCGATGGGAAAACAGACAGGGATCAGTTGGTGTAATCACACCTGGAATCCATGGCAGGGATGCCATAAGATTTCGGAAGGTTGCACTAATTGCTATATGTTCCGAGAGAAGCAACGTTATGGTCAAGAGCCTGATCTCGTAGTGAGATCGGCGGAACGAACGTTCAATGCGCCGTTACGATGGAATAAACAAGTGCAGGGGAATTATCCTTGTGGTAAGCCGTTGGTGTTTGTTTGCAGTTGGAGCGACTTCTGGATCGAGGAAGCGGATGCGTGGCGGGATGAGGCGATGGAGATTATGGCAAACTGTAGCAGTCTTATTTTTCTGATTCTCACAAAAAGGCCTGAGCGGATTCTGCCATGGTTAGATGATGCCTGCTATCCTTCGAGTGGTTGTCCGATTGAGGGTTTTCCGAACAATGTGTGGCTGGGGGTGAGTGTTGAGAATGGGCAATTTATTCAGCGTATTGATCATATAAGCCAAATTGATGCTGGACTAAGATTTATTAGTTATGAGCCAGCTTTAGGTCCTTTGGGTCGTGTTTCTGATAATAATTATTTAAGGAAGATAAATTGGGTAATTTCAGGCGGTGAAAGCTGTTCTGATCGTAGGGCAGATATGGATTGGTTTCGGCATATAAGAGAAATATGTGAGTGTTTTGATATTCCTTATTTTCACAAACAGAATGGCGGAAGAAAAAAGATCGATGGGGTCTATGGAGGGGATAAACTGGACGGGGTTGTTTATCATCAATATCCGAAAGTAGGGATATGACCATGAAAGTCAAAGAGATAGCTGAAGCATTAGAAAAATACACGATAGAGAAAAGCAACTTTGATGAAAAGAGAAACTATATTTCCATGTCGCATAGTCATTTATCTGTTGAAGAATTGATAGAGCAATATACAAAAGGGTTTGAAAAAACCAAAGATATTTGCTTGAAGTGTTACAAGGGCTATCAAATGGAAGAAGATATGATCAGTAGGCTTAACGCCGTTTTCAAAGAGAAAATAACCAATGGTGGAGAAATAGAAGTATTCGCAGGAATCGTAAAGGGGCATCCTGATTTTCGATTTGAAAATAATCCAGCAGATCTTAAAAGCGTTTTGATGGATGATTGGATACCAAAAGAAAAAGTTCCATATAAAGTTTATTGTCAGATGCAATCTTATATGATGTACTCAAATAGAGACAGGGGGTTAGTAATATATGAAAGCAGGGAAACTGGAATCATAAAAGCCTTTGATCTTTTTAGTAATAATAAATTGCAAAAAGAAATACACAATAAATTTAGAGAAGTTGTGAAAAAACTCAATGGATAATTTCCAGAAAATAGTAATTAGCCGATGGGACGGCGGACTGAATAACAGCCAGTCGCCGTTTGATATTGGGGAAACCGAATGGTATCGCGGTGAGAATATGATGCTGCAGGGCGTGGGCGATACGGAGGTTGTAGTACGACCTGGGATTATCAGACAGAATCGGAACTATATTGCCAGTGCAAATGGCATTTATGGGCTGTACCGATTTTATAAATCGGACGGTACGGCTTACTGGATTGCAACCGCTCTTACAAGTATCTATTATTATGACGCCGCCAATGTGCAATACGTACTACTTGATTGCGATCTTACCTTGAATAATAATCAAAGGTTTAGATTTAAAACTTACAACGATCTGGTGTTGATGATCAACGAGTCGAACCATCCCATGTTTTGGGATGGCGACATTACGCACAGCGTTCATCGGCTGGGCATTCCTGGTCCGATAACACCGATCTCGGTTTATGTGGGCGATGCGGGAAGCGGATCGCTGGAAACTTCGGTGGATTATTTTTACAAGTATTCGTACTATAATTCTGAAAACGGGATGGAATCGAATTTGAGTACGGTTAACGCCAGCGCATTTCAAACGTCTACGGGCAAGATTTCAGTCGATGTTCCGCAAAACGCTTCGATTGATGGACAGGTGGATAAGATCAGACTGTATCGCAGCGCTGGCGGGGGACTGGCAACGGATACGCTGAAATGGACAGGTGTGGATTTTGACGCCACAGGACTTGACGCGGGTGATATTACCTGCGATGACACGGTGGGGGATAGCGGTCGTTCAACGGATGGCGATTGGGCAGACCGCTATCAGCCTGGTTATGGCGGGGGAACGGATTTTAAATTTATCGAAATTTGTCGGGAGATTACTTTTCTGGCAGGGGAAAGCACCAATCCATCGAGACTATACTTTTCTAAAATCGGGTATCCTGAACGGTACGGAGCGAGTGACTTTTACGATGTGGGCAAGGATGACGGCGATGTAATTACTGGATTGAAGGAGTTTGGTGGAAACCTGGTGATATTAAAGGAACGTTCTTTGTGGATGCTGTATAATCCTTATGATCCATCGGCAGTAAATCTGATCAGACTGTCGAATGAGAACGGTTGTATTGCGGATGATTTTGTATTTTCCGATGGGAATAGTTTATATTTTATGGACATCGATGGGGGGAAGGTTTTTAATGGAGCGGTGTTTGCTAAATATACCAATAATGTAGCAGGGTTTTTGGGGAATTATGAACACGAGGATCGGCTGCCGCTGCCTGTTAAACGCAATATGATTGGCTGTGTGTGGAATAATAAACTGCTTCATTGTTTCTCCGACGAGGAAGTCAATAGCTCTAACCAGGTGGTACGATATAAGACAGAATATACAACTGATAGCGGCGGTGAGAAAAAGAGCGCCCTGTTTGATGCGGATAGCGCTGAGGCGGGCTTTCAGAGTGGAACGGATGCGGTGATTATCCTGGATCAGACGCAGAGCGCTTTGAATAAAGAGATTGAAATTACACTTTATATCCCCTGGGATGAGAGCCAGTTTCGACAGCTGTCTCTTATACACATCTCCGAGCCCACGAGACCG